ATGCCACTCACAGACACCCGCGTTAAAAACGCCCGCCCACAGGATAAGCCCTACACATTACAGGATGGTCAGGGGCTTTACCTCGAAGTCAGACCCACCGGCGCAAAATACTGGCGCTACCGGTACTGGCTCACTCCCACCAAAGATGGTCGATATACTATCGGCGAATATCCTTCCGTTTCCCTTTCCGATGCGCGCCGCGAGCGCGAATGGGCCCGCGAGCAGGTTAAGCGCGGACTTAACCCCACAGACGTTAAAAAACAGCAACGCCAGCGCGCCGAAATCGAATCGGCCAATACGTTCGAACTTGTGGCTAAAGAGTGGATTGAGAAGAAGCGTCCTACCTGGACGAAAGGAACCTGTGAGCAGGTAGAAAACTTTCTAGCGATAAACTGCTATCCGGCATTCGGTAACAAACCAATCCGCGATATCACTGCGCATGAAATTCTTGCGGTGTTAAAAAAGATGGAGAGCCGCGGATCGACGTCTTCCGCGTTAAAAGTGCGGCAATGGTGCTCGGCAATTTTTTGTTATGCGGTTGCCACGCTTCGCGCCGACTCTGATCCGGCCGCCGCCCTGAAAGGAGCAATTATTCCGCCGAAAACTGAAAATTCCCGTTGCCTGACTGGTGACGAGCTGCGCAAATATTTTGCTGCAGCGGAAAGTTACACCGGCCACACACAGACGAAATTATGTTTACAGTTGTTACCATTCTTTTTTGTGCGCCAGGGGGAGCTGCGCGGGGCGGTGTGGACAGAAATAGACTGGGACCAGAATCTGTGGGTGATCCCGGCTGAGCGAATGAAGATGAGCCGCCCACACTCAGTTCCGCTGACTCCTTACACCCGATCTCTACTGGAGAGGGCGAAAGCGCTGGCCGGAGATAATCCGCTTATCCTTCCCGGTGTGAAGAATCCCCGTGCGCCACTGGCCGACAGCACCATTAACCGAGCTATCGTTTACCTGGGGTTTGCAGCGAAGCACATTACAAGTCATGATTTCCGTGCCACCGCTTCAACCACGCTATACGAAATGGGATTCCGGCGTGAGGTTATAGAAAAGCAACTGGCGCATGCCGAAGCTAACCGTGTCGTTGCCGCCTATAACCACGCCGAGTATCTGCCAGAACGGCGAGAGATGATGCTCGCCTACGAGTCCTGGCTTCGAGGTTTTATGCCTGGCTCTGGCTCTTGATTCGCTCGATGTATGGCACGATAGACGATTCAGGCCACTTTGAACGCGGCCCATCCTTCAGAGGGCGCGGTAGTTCCCCGCAACTCACCTTTCGGTAAAGCGTGGCGCGAGACATGCTGAGAACGTCGCATACAGCCTTTACGCTTAATAATTTTTCCATTGATGCTCTCCACTGGCCCCATCCGGGGCCGTTTGATATTTCGTTATCAGCTGTCACGGCGCTATGCGAATGGCAACGGTTCAGGTAAAATCCACAGGTGGCGCATATTCGCCACGTTCACCACGTCGCGTTCCGCCGGGAAAATCTCGACCGCATCCCGGCCTGCATAACCCACTGCGTTTTTGATTTCCTGGAGCGTGTCCCAGCTTATGCCGTCTTTCCAGCGTCCCGCTAACCCCAACTCTCTTGTATTAACGGACAGGCGAATTACGCCCCCTTCCTCATGAAACTCCTGCACCAGAAAGCGTGGATTTATCCAGACGTTGGTTCGACTGGGATCGTTGAGTTTTTCCGGCCACTGCGCTTTCGGTACCTCTTCAAGACAACAGATCATGGTTTTCCCCTTAAACTCATCACAGGGCTTGCCAGAGCACGTAGCCGGCGCGGTTTATCCATCGGCGTCGCGATGTAGCTGTGTTGGCAGTTCCTGATCTCGACGCGAAGTTTGGTCCCGTCAACCCGGATCATGTAATCCACGCTTTTGCCTGTTATGCCGTAGTCCCCGAAACGCTCGTAATGCTCCTGGAGCGCTGCGGCGCAAGCCTGTCGTGCCACGGGAGATTGTTTGCTGCCTCTGTTAATTAGTCTCATCGTTAACCGGGAGGGCGAACCCTCCCGCCTCCCTTAGCCGACATACTCAGGTTTCATATCCAGCAGCGTGATGCTGAATTTCTCGTACAGCTCATCACCCAGGTGGCGTTTCGCCGCCGTCAGGGTCTGCTCAGCCTTCGTGAACAGCTCAGCAGCTTCCGGTTCACCCGGCTGCGGAAGAGAGTTGATCGCCGCTTCGACTTTGTTGCGCGCATCCACCAGGTAGTAGCGCTTCACGGCTTTGTTTTTCAGTTCAGTAAACAGGGCGGTGCCCAGTCTGGCTTTCGCTGCTTCGATATCAACACGTACAGCTTTCGCGCTGTCGACGTCTTCAGCAGTTTCAATGCGGTCGCGGAAATCATCGGCCAGGGTATCTATGTTCGAAGTAGGCACCTGTGCGCTGGTGGTACTCACATCGCTGGTAATTTCTTGGACGCTCATGCGCGGAGCGGGCTCCGGATTAATAACTTTCTCCTGGCGTTCTTCCAGTTCGTCCGGTGTGTAAACACCCAGAATGACGTCAGGGCAGTACAGCCGGGCCCAGCGCTTAACGGCAAGATAAGCGAGCTGCTGGCGGGGGTCGTCTGCCCAAAGCGGGGAGTTGCGCACACGAGCCTGAGCGAGCAGCAGGTCAAGTTCACGCGGTTCGTCTTCACCTTTCAGCCGGGCGCGGATGATAATGCCGATCCCGGTTTCGTCAGCCATTGTCCAGCCGGGTACGCGGTATTCACCTTTCTCGCCTTTTTTGATACTGAATTTACCGATTACATTTTCCCACGGGCCATACCACTCATATTCAAAGCGGGTGGCCAGCACGCCGCTGCGTGAGATGACGGCATTCACTAACTGAGCTTCATAGCTCAGCGCACCGTTAATCAGGTGGGTTTTCTGAGCGACCGCAAAGGGATTCATCTGCCACTGCGCTGCCTGCATAGCGACAGCCATGCAGTCAGCCGGATTACCCTGCAGGTGACGCGGTACCGTTGCTGAGCCCTGCGCCATCATCTGGGCGAAAGAACTGATGGCATTCAAATACTGAGAATCAAAAAGCGCGATATTCGAATTAACGACTGCGTTCTGGTCGGCTGCTACTACGTTTGTGTTTTCCATGATCTCCCCCTTATACATTTGCCAGACTGCGCAGCGCTTCGAGACGGCGCATGTCGTAATCGCTCAGTTCGTCGGTGTAATCGTCAACAATCGGGGCTGGCCATTCGCCGGTATCGAATGCGTTTGCGATTGCCCGCATGGTAGTGCGGTACTCAAGCGCACCCAGCTCAAGCAGTTCCTGGCTGGCTTCGACAATGGCTATCCAGTGGTAACCTTCGTCTTTGTTCACGAAAATCCAGAAGAACTGATCCAGTGCTGCCGTTTCGGTATACATGGCCGCGCTCAGGTGATAATCGCGGTCAATGATTTCGCGATGGAGCCGGGCACGCAGGCCTGACTGCTTGATGTTCCACATGCTTATCGTCTTGAGGTCAGCTCCGATACGGATGCCGTTCATATCGATTTCAAGGTCCGGGCGCACGCGGATTTCCAGCCCGGTTTCTTCGTCGATCCCGAAATAGCTGACTTCAACAGCACGCCCCGGGTGCGTCAGGAACTTACCGGCGGTCGGGTGGGCCAGTAACACCGACTGAATAGCCCGGGCGGTCGCCAGCTGCTGGCGCGTTACCAGAATTTTTTCCTCCGGGTTTTCGCGCCATTCATCCAGCAGTTCGTCTGCAAACACCGCATCTGGTTTGACGGTCTTCACAGCCTGAATCAGATCAGCTTTGGTACCGGATACTTTCAGAGGCGCTGGTTTTTGGGCCTCCTGCGCCACCAGGCCAGGATTAATGATCGCCAGTTGTTCGAGAAGCGCGTCACGGCTGCCGCTGGTTTTAACTGGCGCCGGCAGGGTGGCGTTGTATTCTTTGATACAGGCTTTCATTGCGGTCGCTGTCTGCTTCTGGTCAGGCTCAATACGCTGATAATCAGCAGGCAGAGCCATATAGCTTTGCGCTGTCTCTTCCAGGGAACCGCCCAGCGGCACCGGGGCGGGCAGGGTGGCGTTGTGCGCCTCCAGCAATGCTTTGATATCGTCTGCGCTGAGTTGCGGCGCCAGGCTGGTGTTATGTGCGTCGATAAACGTGCGCAGCGTTGCCGTGGTGGTGAATGCACCTTCCGGGATTTCAGGTTCAATACTGAATTCTGTGTGCAGGTTCTCCGGTTGCAGTGCCAGCGCATGCACCAGGTTACCCATATCCAGCACTTTGGACTGCTCGCGGGAAATGGTCTTTTCAACGTGGCGCGCATTGAAATACATCAGCGATACACGAGCATCTTTCACCATGGTTGAGCTGATACCGTTCGCGGCGTGGTAAACGTTGTTCGGCAACCCTTCATAGCGGCCTGGTTCGAAGAAAGTGGGGTACTCAATAGCTTCTGGTTCAGTTTTTGGCGAAGATGGCTCGCTTTGTTGCTGATCTGGTTCAGACTGGTACGGTTTAACAGATTCCTGGTTCGTTTCCGGCTCAGTGTGGTTAGCCAGGCGCGGAGCGTTAGCCGCGAAAATACCGGCAGCGTTTACGGCATCTGCCTGCGAATGATCTTCATCAGCGCTTTCGCCTGTTGAAACCGGTGTACCAGCCGGGATTTCGTTACTGACAGCCTTTTCCATCTGCACATCTTCGGTAATCTCCAGTTCTTTGCGCAGGCCTTCGGCCATTTCCTGATAAGTGGCGTCGCCCATTACGGGGCCGTTGTCCGGATTAATCGGGGCGTTACTAGTCAGCCCTTCGATGGAGAACACACCAGCGCCGAGGTTTTCAACCTTCGGCTGGGCTGCTGCTTCTTCAGCCCGGTGGCGCGCCCCTTCTTCCCGCACTCGCTGCAGGTTCTCTTCGTGAGTACAGAAAGTTTTACGCGGCGTTTTATCCCATTTCGGATCCGACGGGTCGCTGATACCCTCAACATATTCGCCGCGGTCAGCGGCCAGTTGTTTATCCAGGGCTTCACGACTGAATTGCGCAGCCTCTACAGTTGCAGCATCTGGCTTGGCATGCTGGTGTTCTTTCAGGTTCGCGCTGATGTAGGTTTGCAGGCTGACCGGGAAATGATGGACGTTCTCGGCGGCACCACGGATCAAGGCGAAAATGGCAGCGCGTGAATAGTCCAGGATGCCCGCTGTTTTGCGCAGCGCGGCTGACCATTCCCGGAACGGGCTTTCTTTTTTTTCAATGATTTCTCTGGCGCGGCGGTGAATGGATACGGGGATGTTGTAAATATCGAAATCCATTGGCAGGGTCGCGGCTGCGATCTCGTAATCAAGCGTATCCAGGGTATGCGTGTAGTCCTGGCTGCGATCGGTCACGATGCCCCCGCCAGCGTTTGTTCCCACGTCAGTGCGTTGGGTAACTACGGTTCCGCTTTTCTTTTGCCATTTGGCTGTTACATCACTACGAACCTGGTGATTGCCATGTCCACCGGTATCACATGCATTGTTATGAGCATTAATCCACTCGCCAAAAAATCCGACAAGATGCGCTAACTGAGGAGCTTTACCGTCCAGAGGCCAGACAGATTTTGTCTCAGCGAGCAGGTCAGCCAGGGTTTCCGGGAAAACATGCTGAAGCTGGCGAAGGTCATGACTGCGGCAGGCCAGCAATACGTTTTGGGGATAGGTAGCGTCCATATCCATGCTTAGGCGAGTAATTTCACCTTTTTGCTCAGCGCTCAGCTCATCAAAAAGGCCGAAAAGCCATGTGCCCAGTACGCGCTGTTCGAATGTGTATGACTGGTGTGAAGCGGCGCGTTCCTGAAGCCCTGATTCATTACCCCCGGCTGTTTCCTCCAGCTGCGCGTGCTCGTCCTGGATATTCACGGATTTAGCTTCTTTGGTTATTTTGCTCCAGGAAATACCGTCGTCGCCGAGTTCATAACGATCGCACCAGGTATCATCCAGAACGCGCTCGGCTGGCAGGTCGTCGACAACAAGCCAGTTTGTACGGACCGGCAGCTGGTAATCCGCGCCGCGACCGACTTCGATTTCGGCGTCTTCCAGAATGTTTTCGATTTCACGCTGGGCGCGTGAATCGGATTTAGCAGAAAGCCAGCAAAACAGGTTTTTGCCCCCTGACTTCGCTTTTGCCTTAATGAGAAACGCATATGTGTTCATTGCGTCTGAGCTCCTTTGGGTTGTAAGATCCCCGGCGCTTGTAAGAGCCGCCTTCGGTTTAGGTGAAAAATTCCGGTATGCTTTGGTCGGTGTTACCGGACGTAAGGCCCGCTTCGGCGGGTTTTTGCGTTTATGGCTCGTGAGCCATCTGGTCATGCCCGGCGCACTGCCTGGAGCAGTACTGCCGTTCTTCGCGGGCAAGCATGTTGCCGCGCAGTAAAAGCAGGGTGCTTTTCACTTCATCGCCTGGCTGAAGCAGGCTTTTGCAGTAGGCGCATTTCGCACCGGTAGTTTCCTGACCGTGAATCATCGGATCCCCCCAGCCATTCAGTAAAACTTCCACAAGACAATCGTTGATACGTTTGGCGCCGCGCATGGTGCGCAGGTAAACGTATTTGCCGCGGACCGCTGAAACATTCCAGGTATGACCGTCATGCTTTGCCAGCATTCCCGGAGCCACGCACTGGCGAATGATGTGCATCGTGCCGTAGTGTTGATCAACCATCTCATCCTCTGCCCTTATCGCCAGGCTGGCGGAACGTTTATCGGAGCAACGCAGCGCGTTGTTGATGGATTGATTAAACAACAGGTTTAAATATAGGTCAAGAGTCTTTTCAACTACAAGTTTAAAAAAATACTGGTTGTATAAAAAAACCGGCTCGAGGCCGGTCTAATAGGCTAGGGAATATTATTTGCTTTTTTTCGTTTCGAGCATTTCTGCAAATAAGGCGGCATACTCGCTGACGCGGCTATTAAACATAGCAAGCATTTCCCTTTGCGCCGATTTAGGCATCTGTCTAAACAGGTGCAGAAGTTCTACTTCCTGCTCGGACAGGCTCTCAAGTGGGTTAGAGGGAGTAAAAAGAGGGTCATAATCAAGCGCACCATAGGGAAGGGAGTAATCAGCTTCAATTCGCCGAGCAATGCTATCGGTAATAGTCTGTTTCCCGCTCTCAATGTCTTGAAGTAACTGGCTTTCAGTCAAGCTGTCGGTTTCTGGAAGGCCTGCCTTAAAATAGTGCCTGAATCTGTTCAGCCTTATTTGTTCGATTGTAAGGATGTCGTCTGGATCACCGTTAAGCAGCCAGTCAATGGAAACCTTAAGCGCATCTGCTATCCGTTGAGCAGACTCCCTCCCTAGTTCTCCACGAGTGAACCAGTTATTAACTGCCTGCGGCGATACACCAACCTTACGAGCCAGTTCAGATTTGGACATCTTTTTAGCTTTTAGGATCTTTGTAAGCCGATCTGATAGCGCTGAATCTTTTATGGTTTCTTCTTTCATATCAACATTATAAACAGATAGTTTAAATATCGAAATAAACTACACGTTGAAATTAATTGACGTTCTTTTAAACGTGTTGTTTAATTTACTCCGTTAATCATTCACGGAGGTTTTATGGATTCCCTTCAAAAAGCTATTTCAAAAGCTGGCTCAGCATCAGCATTGGCGCGCGGACTAGGTGTATCTCCGATGACGATCAGCTTTTGGCGGACAAGGTCTAGCGGCGTAGTGCCAGTGGACAGAGTCATGGCCATATTCGAATTGACTGGCGTAACTCCGCATGAGCTTCGCCCTGATATTTATCCCAACCCGACTGATGGTTTGCCACGGCAGGAGGCCTAAAGTGCAATCACTTCAATTTCAACAGAGTACCGGAACAATTCCGGTAACGATGATAAATCGTTCTCAGGCGAAACCGGAATTTACCCACCAGCAGCTTCGTGCAGCTGTTCGCGCCTGGGCGGCTGCGATCGATAACCAGGACGTGGTGGCCGGGCTGATTGTTGAAGAATATCAACTCAGCGGCGGCTGCCTGGTGTTCCCGGTCGAAATCAACCGCCAGCGTCAAAAGCTCTTTCGCTGGCTGGACGGTGAAACCGATTACGCACATGCAAATATCCGCGAGTTAACTCCGGCAATTCTTAACGTTCTCCCGCTCGAGTTCCGCACCCGGCTTATCCCACAGGAAGACATCCTTTCGCGCGTCGCGACGGCGATGAAAGAGTGTGCGGAAGCCAAGCAGGCCGTGCTGATGAAAGCGCCTGAACATCAGAAGATGAAAGAGGTTAGCGAGGGGATCGCGTCGTTGTTTCGTCTGATGCCCGAGCAGGTCGGTCCGCTGATGACAATGGTCACGTCGATGCTGGGCGTCATGTAACCGGGGCCGCTTATGAACCATGAGCAGTTTATCGAGAAGCACGTCCGCGAAGAGCTTATCCGCCTGGGTTTTCCGGTGCCGGTGGCTCAGGGGGGGCATTCCAGGCCGTGGATTTATACCGGCGTATGTCTCAGGCAAGCCGTAAGGGGAAAATTTTCGATGATGTTTTACGACACGCGAAATTGTGGGCAGAGAAACAAACCACTTCTGCCGACAGGTTCGAAGAAAAGCGCGTTAAGCGCAGCGAACAGCGCGGGCTGTTCTGAAAAGGTGAAGACCGATGTGCGCCAACACCTCGGCCTTCGGGTGCAAAAACGGGTAGTTATTGCGAGGTCATTATGGCAAAGAGTTTTTCGATAAGCCAGGGTAGTTTGTTAGCGGTTAAGACTGCTAAATCTCACTGTTTTCCTGACTTTCCGACTTGTAAATATCCATTGCTGAATTAATTGCTTCGATTAACTGAGGGGCATCCTTTGCGTGGATACAAACAACACAATTTTCACCGCTGTCATCAGTCTGAGAAATTTCAATTACACCGCCCTTTGCGAGCGTAATTCCTGTTTCAAAGCGATATGGCAGCACAGTAATTAATCCAGACATTTGATTCTCCAAAAATGGTTATGGAAGTAGGTAAACATTATGCCAAACACCAAGCCTAAGACCAAGGCAAGCAACGAGCCTTATCGTAAGGTAAAAATAACAATGTGGGACGACCCTAAGTTTCGGGTTTTATCTCCATTGCCACCTAGCGGGCAGAGTCTGTTTATTTATCTTTTAACAAGTCCGTTTACGGGAATTATCCCCGGCTTATTTAAAGCTGGCCGCGCCGCTATGGCTGAGGAGCTTGGCTGGATGACAGAAGACTTCGACTTAGCCTTAGGAGAAGCCTTAGCATTAGGCATGGTTAAAGCCGACATGCAAGCCCGTGTTTTTTGGCTACCTAACGCAGCAAAGCATAACCCGCCTGCGTCGCTAAATGTCGTTAAATCATGGGTTCGAGCGTTTGAATTACTGCCTGATTGCCCACTGAAATGGGAGGCAAGAGACTCGCTTAAAGCCGTGTGCTACGGGGTTTCAAGAGCTATGGGGGAAGCTTTCGATATAGCTTTGCCTTTGCCTAAGGATATGCCATCAACCTTGCCATCAGGTATCCAGAGAGCAGTAAACAGTAAACAGATATTAAAAGATAAAAACATATTGCCCGACGCTGACAAAAATCAGCATCAGGCAAACGGTCCTGTTTTTATTTCTCTTCCACTTGCTGATGGAGTGAGTTTTTTTGAGGTTACCGAAAGCTATCTTCAAGAACAGTTGAATTTATATCCCGGAATTAACATTGAGCAGGAATTCCGAAATATGTGTGGCTGGCTGAACAGTAACCCCAAAAAACGTAAAACCGGACGCGGTATTAAACGTTTCATTACGACATGGCTGCAGCGCAGTCAGGACCAGCCACGGAGTTTTTACGGGGGGAGTACCTCCATCCGTGACGTAAATAGAATATCTGAACCTGATAACTCAATCCCACCGGGATTCACGGGGTGATCATGAAAACTACCAACGAATTATTTGGACGGCTGCAAAAAATCATGCCGGCGGGCATTCAGCCGAAATTCAGCAGCGCTGAAGAGTTGATGGCCTGGCAGCAGGAAGAGGGCCGCAAGCACTGCGCTGAGGTGGAGAAACTCAACCAGAAAGCGCGTGCTGATCGTATTTTCGGACGCTCTGGTATTCAGGATTTACACCGCAGCTGCACGTTCAAAAACTACCAGGTGAGCGGCGAGGGGCAGCAACTTGCGCTGACGATGGCGAAACGCTACGCGCAGAACTTCGGTACCGGATTTGGCAGTTTCGTGTTCAGCGGCGGTTGCGGTACCGGGAAAAACCATCTGGCGGCGGCGATCGGAAATCATCTCCTCGGGCGCGGCGCCACGGTGCTGATTGTAACCATCCCCGACCTCATGTTGCGCGTTCGCGCCTGCTACGACGAGGGCGAATCAGAATCCGCGTTACTGGATGACCTTTGCCGCGTGGACCTGCTGGTTCTCGATGAGGTGGGTGTGCAGCGTGAGACGCGCGGCGAGTTCGTCATCCTGAACCAGATTATCGATCGCCGCCTGGCAGCCCTGAAACCTGTTGGTGTGCTGACCAACCTCAATCACCCCCAGCTGACCGCCGTACTGGGCGAGAGGGTGATGGACCGCCTGCAGATGGATGGCGGCATCTGGGTGAACTTCAACTGGGCCAGTTACCGTAAAAACGTCAGCCACCTGCGTGTGGTGAAGTGAGGAAATCATGACAACGAATTTAGTTAACGACGTGATCAGCTTCCTGACTAACCGGGAAGGAAACCTGCGCGAAATCGCCGCGTCTATCGGCATGGACCCAAACCGGACCTCAACGCTGCTCGGTGGACTGCTGCGTAGCGGGAAGGTGGTACGTTCAGGACGGCGGCGCGAGTATGTTTACGCGCTTGCACCTGACTATAAAACGCCGGAAGAAACCTTTCTGAGTCGTGTGGATGCCGTGGTCGCTGAGCTGAAAGAACGACGCAGACTGACCTATGCGGAAATAAAAACGCTACTTGGTACCAGCGACGGCATCACGCGCGACTTTCTTACTCAGATTTGCAGGAAGGGCAACATCATCAAACAGGGTAAACAGGGTTATTTCCTGACGTTTCAGGATTACGAGGCGTACGTGGAAGCACTGGCTGAGCGCCGTAAGGCAAAGCGTAAAGCTGACTGTGCCGCCCGCCGCGCTGCGCGGAAATCGCTAATCAAGCCAGCTGAGCCGGAAAAACCATCTGAGCCAGTAAACGTAATCACTGATGATTGCCGCCAGAACTGGCAGGGCTATCAGATCCATAAAATTTTCGGGAGCGCCCGCGCATGAATGACATGACCCATGAGCAGTTAATCCGCGCCACTTACGTGGTCGCTAAGTACGAAAATCCGAAGACGGCGCAACTGCTGACGGAACTGGCGGGGCGTCTGGACTGTGCGCTGGTAGCGGCGCGTACGGCTTGCCTGGAACGTGACGCCGCTGTCAGAGCCGAAATTGAGTGGGAGACGGCCATGCATCAGGCTACCGGCGCTGACAGCGTTGATGACGTAGTTCTGGTCATTGAGTCGCTGAAGTCAGCTGTTGGAGAACAGCGAGCACAGGCCTGGATTGACGCGAAAGATTTCACAAAATCCATGCTGACTTCTGATTCAGTAGACCATATCGATTTTTTATTCGACGGCAAGGTTCAGCAGATCCGGGAGGGGCGGGCATGAGCAAATCACTTAACGCCCGTTGTATTCGTCGCTGGAAAGTTCAGATGCGCGATGTGTGCGATTCGAAAGTAAACCCATGGTGGCGCAAGCACCATCTGCGCGGTTATATCCGGGAATGCGGATTAATAACCGCGTATTGCATGGTTGAACGAATGGCAGAAGACAACGCCAAGGTCGACTATCAGGGAGACACATTCGGATGGTCGCCGGAGTTTTCCGCCTGGTATGACGAACGCCGCGACCACTACCTGAAAGAGGCTCGCGATTACCTGAACGAAGAAGCCACCACGGATGAAATCGACGAAGAAATTCAGAACGAACTGGAGAACTGGAATGACTGAGCGCAGCATGAACACAACCGAACTTATCGCCCGACCTGTCAGAAACTGGGGAGAATCGGTAATGCGCACCTGCGATTTTTGCTCGCACCTCAATATGACGGTGTTGAATTCTGATGGCTCAGTTATTTGCGCCCCATGCAGTGATGCTGAGTACGTAACAAACCTACTCAATGCCGTAGAGATTTATCAGGCCCGCAATGCGGAGCTGGTAGAGGCGCTGGAGGCCGGTAAATGCTCACCAATTCCAGAAGGTTACGCACTGGTACCTCTGGAACCAACACGCCAGATGATGTCGCAGGGGCATTTTGCAATGGCGGGTACCGATCGGGGCAAGTTCCGCCGTATCTATCAGGCAATGATAGCGGCAGCTCCGAAATAGATGAAAAAGAAAACCCGGCATATAGCCGGGTTTGTTTATTTTTTCCCACAATCACACTGTGGGATTGGAAACGCTTTACCTTTCTTGGGATAAACAAGCTTTCCTGATTTATCTAGAAAGGAACGTCTAAAAATCACTAGACAAGGATTACCACACTTCGGGCAATTCATTGTAGCCATAATAGATTCTCCGTTCACAAGGATGCAAACCCGTACAGCCTTGAAAAGGGTTAGGAGAACCGCTATCCTGAGTTGTCAAACAAAAGGTGTAGCGGTAGGTTTTCCTCCATACACACCGAGATATGCGTCAACATGTCTCGTTCAAGAAGCCCTGCGTCAACAGGGCTTTTTTTTATGGTTTTTTCTTAGTAAACGCTTTGGTTTTACAGGAAAAAATCATAAAACATCAATCATAATATGATTGTTATATCCTAACCCCAGTAGCATAAAAACTCAATAAAAAGATCAAGTTACGGTTTTTGAAGATTTCTAGATTATCTTTCAAAGGTTTAATAAGGTTTTCACGTATCACGTGTCATCAATGCCGTTACGATTCCGAGTAAATTGTTCTCTTCAGTAAGTCGTGAAGCCAGTAATAGGCAGAGGTATATTTAATGGATACTAGCGAGACTGTATGAAGGGAATGGTTACTATGAGCAAAATGTGACAAGTAACGACATTAGCCGACGCGCCTGAACGCTACGAACAAAAACCTGTCGCTTTTCGACCAACCAAAAAAAAGGACCCTGTACATGGCCGAGCCATCGAGCATGCAAACTGACGTTGTGCGGCAGCACACCGTTCCCCGCTTTCTGCTGGAGCACTTCGGATCATCGGGGAAAAAGAAAAAAAACAGAAAGCAGCTGTTCGCTTTCGACAAAGAGAGCGGGCGAGTTTTTGTGACTACCGTCAACGATGCCACCGTCCGGAACACCTTCTACAACTTTGATAATCATCCGGAACATCTCAGCCTCGAACCGATGCTGTGTCATTATGAAGGGCGCGCCGCATCAGTTATTACCAAGATCCTGCAGAAAAAAAACCTCAGGACTCTCAGTCAGGTAGAGAGGCATGACTTGGCGATGTTTACCGCTATTCAACAGATGCGTACACACAATCAGCATGAACAGATCAAGCATATATCGCATTCATTTAAAAAAAAGCTACTGGAGATGGGGCTGTTTGACCAATTTGTTGATGAATTTTCGCTGTCACCTGACACTGAATTAGAAGATGTTCTTCAGATAATTGCAGGGGATGCGTCAGAAGCTAAAGGGATATTTCTGGAAATGCTCAGCGATCAGCATACAGAAGCTGATGTACTTATGCAGAAGGACTGGCATTTGCTAGAAACCACCCTTGACGCCCCCTTTTACATTTCAGATAACCCGGTGTCTCTGTTCAATGGAATATCCCATCCCGGACGGGGTAATCTCGGACTGGCTCTTGAGGGTATTGAGATTTACCTACCGCTATCCTCCACGATTACGCTGGCCATGATCTGTCCGTCCCTGGGAAAAAAAGTCAGGCAAGAGCGCGCCATTATTCTGCATTGTATTGTCAATAACATCAGGGTTAACGAGCATAATCTTTTTGAAGAGCTTGAGCGCGTGAATGAGCTTCTTGAAGGGGATGTCATTCGTGTGGACGCTGCCCGGGTTGAGCACCTCAACTGGTTACAGACAGGAAGGGCAGAGCAGTATATATACTGTCAAATAGATAATTTCGATCCTGTACGCAAGATCCTCACTGAGAGTCCAGTGTTGAAATCCGGACCCAGGATGACAGTATCATGACTACAAGGTCCGGGGCGGTAATGAGCGAGGCTGACATTCACGTTTTCTGACTCTCATTTTGTTTACCTTTACGATTAGTCTAGTGATACCGATATTTCTATGTCGCCCATGCCAAAGTCTCCGCTCTTGGCACGAAGCGGACGTCAGAACAAACTGTAAATCCTCAGCACCCACTTACACCTGAAGCAAGCCGCACAAGAAACTAAAGTTATGCCGATGTATCATTTTTATTCAACGGCTTACAGCTTTTTAAGCCTTCGACCTGTGTCGCAATTTGTGCGCTTATCGAGTTGATCATTCTCCCGTATGGGTGTACTGTTTATTTATACAGTATTTTTATGAGAGGGATGATCATGAAGGTTGAAGTCACTATCGAACGTACAAAAAAACTGCCTGATGGCGCGATCCCGGCGCTGGAAAACGAACTTTTAAAACGATTAAACAAGCGCTACGAAGGGTGCAAGCTGACCATTCGTCGGGCACAAAATGACGGGCTCAATGTTATCGGTGGCGATAAAGACGAGGTCGCTAATATTCTGCAGGAAACCTGGGAAAGTGCTGACGAGTGGTTCTACTGAGTGTTTTTTATTGCAGCCTGCAGTCCTTTGCCAAACCACAAATCATCCATGCGCGGCTGCTGAATTTTCGACAATTGCGTCTGTATGTCGCTCAGGGGGATTTTGTGGATTTAGACATCGCCGAAGCGGTAGACATAATCAGACAGGGAGGGCGGTTCGTTGTGAATTGTGAAGAGGGCCGGATTACCAGTCTGGAAAGGGTACGCGACAAACAACACCTGCTTACTATGAATGAATTTTTGGAAATGGCTGTCGAGGCAGGTCTTATTGACCTTCGCAAGCAGAGACTGCCATAATCTACTTACCGCCTGAACAGCGGAATCGGAGCAGCAAAGCGCCACGGAGTGAACACCATGGCGCACTTGCAATTAATCAAGCAATCATCAGGAATCCTGATCCCGGCTACGCCCGAGACCAGTGATTTTCTGCATTCAAAATGTAAGCTCGGCGCGGTACTCGAAGCCGAGTTTCGCCAGCTACGTAACCCGGCATTTCACCGTAAGTTTTTCGCTCTGCTTAATCTTGGTTTCGAGTACTGGGAACCGACCGGCGGCGCGATATCTTCCAACGAACGCAGGCTGGTTAACGGTTACGCCAGATACCTTGCCGCCTATGGCGGGAACGAAAGCGCGCTGATGGATGCCGCTGAGCAATATCTGGAACAGGTGGCCAGTCGCCGCATTACCAACGGCATCAGCCTCTGCAAATCCTTCGATGCGTATCGCGCCTGGGTAACAATCGAGGCCGGACATTTCGACACCATTCAGCTTCCTGACGGCACCCTGCGTAAGCATCCCCGCAGCATTTCATTTGCAAGCATGGACGAAACCGAGTTCCAGCAGCTCTACCGTGCCGCGCTGGATGTGCTTTGGCGTTGGATATTATCCCGCGTGTTTCGCGACCAGCGTGAGGCCGAGAACGCCGCCGCGCAGCTGATGAATTTTGCGGGGTGAATATGGCTAAAAAACCTCGTCGAAAATGCATCCACTGCAGGGAGTGGTTTCACCCGGTACGTGATGGGCAGGTTGTTTGCTGCTACGAATGCGCAAGCGCTGTAGGCAAAGAGCAGACCGCAAAGAACCAGGCCGACGCTATGCGTGCTGAGAAGAAGCGCCAGCGCGAAGAGGAGAAAGAGCAGCGGGCACGCCAGGCGGAACGGCGACAGGCAGTTAAGCCGCTCAGCTATTTCATCAAACAGGCCCAGCAGGCTTTTAACGAATTCATCCGGTACCGCGATCGACATCTCCCTTGTATCAGCTGCGGGCGGCATCACGACGGGCAATATCATGCCGGGCATTTCCGCACGACCGGCGCGAATCCGGAGCTGCGCTTTGACGAAGACAACTGCCATAAGCAGTGTTCGGTCTGTAATAACCACCTCTCCGGCAACCTGACTGCCTACCGTCCGGCGCTAATCGCCAAAATCGGCCAGGAGCGCTTTGACGTATTGATGGGTCCGCATGAAATGCCGAAGTGGGGTCGTGACGATTACATACGTATCCGTGATGAGTACCGAGAAAAACTCAAAGCACTAAAACAGCAGGAGGCCGCATGACTACCTACCAAATCTACCAGCTCGGTTATGTAGCCATGCTGACTGTCCTGCTGATTACTGACTGGTACGTCAGCAGGGAAGGGAAATTATGACCCGCGAGGATATAACCAGATACCAGCAATGGTCTGTTAAACGCGCTCTGGGCCTGTTGCCGATACGGAAAACCCAGGATGAACTGATAGAGCGAATCATCAAAAACGACGAGAAACGACGTAAAGCCAGAACAGGAGTGGCGGTATGACTCAGCAATATTTGCAGTATGTTCGTCAGGAGTTAATGACCGCAACCGCCGATCTGAGCGGCGCGACAAAGGGGCAACTTGTAGCGTGGACCGAGAACGCTCAATTCGACACAAATCGACTGAAGCGTAAACGCCTGCGCGTTCGGGATGAGGTAACCGGGAAGATGATCACGCTTACCGGCGATCCCGTTCCAGGACAACAGAGCAGGGCGAAAGGCTCATCTATAGCGCTGGTTCAGCCGGTAGAGTATTCCACAGCATCATGGCGCCGCGCGGTGATGAGTATGGATGAGCATCAAAAGGCCTGGCTGTTATGGAGCTACAGCGAAAACATGCGGTTTGAATACCAGGTGGCGATCACCCGGTGGGCCTGGGTAGAGTTTAGTGCGCAACTGGGCGCGCGAAAGATTGCCGGGAAAACGCTGGAAAGACTGAAAGCGCTAATCTGGCTTGCTGCGCAGGACACTAAAGCTACCCTGTCAGGTAGCGATCCTTATCAATATGCAGACCTCGCCGCGCTCGTTGGTGTTACTAAGTCCAACTGGTCCCAGAACTACGTTGAGCACTGGGAGTGCATGGTAAGCATATTTAAACGCCTAGATTCGCAGTCTCTGATTCAGGTTTCGCGATCACGTTCACAACAAAAGGCAACTAATTATCAGCAAGGTATTGCATAAATGAACTAAATGGGCCAATATTGAGCCTAATTTGATATCGTGCCAATGTTCTACGCACTGGCAGTAAACAGATTTAGAGCCCGAGGTTAACGCCTTGGGCTTTTTTATTTTCGGGTCAGAAGCACAGCGGTTGTGCGTTCGGCTGTTAACCGAATGGTCGAAGGTTCGAATCCTTCCTGTCCCGCCAATTTTGCTGGTTTAGCTCCAATGGTAGAGCGGTCGCCTTGTAAGCGAATGGGTAGCGGTTCAAGTCCGTTAACCAGCACCATATTGAGCCATAGCCTCTGTTCATCCTGCTTTCACCAGTGATGTTCACGCTATGGCCTTCTGCAATGTTCTCATCAATAAATGAGCCGATTAATTCGCTTATTCGGCTCATGCCTTATACCAACGCCAACGCAGCGGAATGGCATCCGCATCAGGGCCCACTTCGGTGGGCCTTTTTTTATTTCCCCTCATTCCTGAGAGGACTCACCACTAACGAGGGGGCGTAATGTCCGATCCTGTTTCCGGCACTACTTTAGCTGGTGGTAGTGCACTGACCGGCGCAAGCATTTTTGGCCTGCTTACCGGCACTGATTACGGCGTTGTGTTCGGCGCGTTTGCCGGAGCTGTTTTCTATGTGGCCACCGCTGCCGACCTGACGATTTTTCGTCGTTCCGCGTATTTCGTCGTGTCGTATTTCGCTGGCGTATATGGCTCCGGGCTGGTGGGTTCGTGGCTGGCGAGCATAACCGGCTACGCAGACAAGCCACTGGATGCTCTCGGCGCGGTAATGCTGTCTGCCGTCGCCATCAAGACGCTGACGTTTTTCAGTGAACAGGACCCGCTAAAGCTGCTGGCACGCTGGAGAGGGGGAACCAATGGTAACTAACGATCCGCTGGTGGTGACGAACGTGGTGGCCTGCGCCGCCATTGTTCTGCGCCTGATGATGTTCCGTAAGCCAGGCGGGCGGCATAACCCGTGGGCGTCATGGCTGGCCTACCTGATTATTATCGCGTATGCATCGGTACCTTTCCGGTACCTGTTTGACTCCTACCTGCATACCCACTGGGCAACCGTGACAATCAACCTGATTATCTGCGCCGCCGTGTTCAGGGCACGGGGGAATGTGGCGCGGCTCTTCTATGTCCTGAGGTCTGAATGAAGCAATCACAATTTCAGCAGGCGGCTGGTATAAGCGCCGGATTAGCTGCGCGCTGGTTTCCACACATCGATTCGGCGATGAAAGAATTCGGCATCACCGCGCCGACAGACCAGGCGATGTTTATCGCGCAGACAGGGCATGAATCTGTTGGCTTCACCCGGCTGGTGGAAAGCATGAATTACAGCGTGGCGGGCCTCGCGAGTTTTGTTCGTGCCGGTCGGCTTACTCAGGACCAGGCAAATGCGCTGGGCCGCCGCTCATATGAAAAGGTGTTACCGCTGGAACGTCAGCGCGCCATTGCCAATCTGGTTTACAGCAAACGCGTGGGCAACAAAGCGGCGGGCGACGGCTGGAAATATCGCGGTCGTGGCCTGATTCAGATCACCGGCCAGGCAAATTACACCAAATGCGGTACCGCGCTGAAACTCGACCTGGTCACCAACCCTGAGCTGCTGGAGCAGGACGTTAACGCGGCGCGTTCAGCGGCATGGTTCTTTGCCACCAGCGGATGCCTGCTTTATTCCGGCGACCTGGCCCGCGTCACGCAGATTATTAATGGCGGTCAGAACGGCATTGAAGACCGCCGTCAGCGTTACAACCGTGCACGAGCGGCATTGTTATGATCCAGGTGCTGCTGAGGAAGTACTGGTTTCCGCTGGTGGTGCTGGTTCTTACTGGGGCGCTGGCCTTTCTGGTAAACCGGTACCGTGACAACGCCATTGAGTACAAAAAGCAGCGTGACGAGAAAGCGCAGGCGCTCAGTCTGGCGAATGCCACCATCACCGACATGCAGGTGCGTCAGCGAGACGTTGCGGCACTTGATGCGAAATACACAAAGGAGCTTGCTGATGCGAATGCTGAAAATGATGCTCTGCGTAAGCGTCTCGATAATGGTGGCCGGGTGCGCGTCAAAGGAAAGTGTCCCGTCCAGGATTACACCACCTCCACCGGCAGCGTGGGCGATGCAGGAACCGTCGAACTCTCTGACGTTGCTGGACGAAACATTCTCGGTATCCGTTCCGGAATCATCCGCGACCAGAAAGCCCTGAAGTATTTGCAGGACTACATCAGGGCACAGTGCCTGAATTAAAAAAGAGTTTACCGTGCTTTATCAGCGGGGATCCCGTGAGCTCACCGTTTCGGCAGGGAACGACGGCAGAACTATTTTTCGGCTCAGTAAGTCAGATGTGGCTTCTTTCAGTCGTTCCAGATCGGCCAGGTC